AATCAAAAAAGTTCATTGGAATAAATACAGATAACGTTATATCATAGCTGGTGTATCAGCATTAGATTACATTGCATTATTTAAGAACTTTACATATACTGAATATCCAAATTATCGATTGGATACAATCGCTCAGTTGGAATTGGGTAGAGGTAAGATAGAATACGATGGAAACTTAGACCAATTGTTCAGAGATGATTTAGAGAAGTTCATTGAGTATAACTTAGTGGATGTTGAGTTGGTTGTTGATATGGATAAGAAACTTCAGTTTATTGATTTAGCTAGGGCAATATGCCACGCTGGACACGTATTCTATGAAGATTTCTTATTCTCATCAAAGTGGTTAGAAGGTGCGATTCTAACATTCCTACGAAGAAGTGGAAGGGTTGCGCCTGATAGACCTTTACGAAGAAATAAGAATGAAGATGGTTCAGATGGAGAAGAAAAGTTTACAGGCGCTTATGTTAAAGAACCAAAACCTGGTCTTTACAAATGGGTATATGATTTGGATTTAACATCACTATACCCATCTATCATTATGACCATCAACATCTCACCTGAAACTAAGATTGGTAAGGTAAAGGGTTATAGTGCTGAATCTCATATGAAATCTACAATTGATAGTTATGGTATTGTAGATGATAAGGGTAAACAATATCCACCTATGGATAAAGATAAATTTATGGACTTTATTGAAAAGATGAATTTATCAGTTGCATCAAATGGTGTATTATATACACAAGAGAAAGTTGGTGTAATTCCTGAGATTCTTAACGTATGGTTCGATAAGAGAGTGGAGTATAAAAATGAGATGAAAAAGTATGGTAAAGCCGGAAATGATAAACTATACAAATTCTATTCTCAGCGCCAATTAGTTCAAAAGATTATGTTGAACTCACTATATGGTGTATTAGGTTTACCAGCATTTAGATTCTATGATGTTGATAACGCAGAAGCAGTTACTCTTACAGGTCAGACTGTAATTAAAACAACTGAGATGATTGCTAACCAATATTACATAAAGAACATCGGTGAAGAAGCAGATTACAATGTGTATACTGATACTGATTCTGTATTCTATCAGGCAGCACCATTGGTAAAAGCTCGTAATCCTGAGATTGATGTAACCTCAGATGAACAAATGATTCCTGCAATTCTATCAGTAGCACAAGAAGTTGAACAACATATTAACACTGTATATGATGTAATGTCTAAAAAGTTGTTCAATGTGAGTAATCACCGATTTGATATTAAGCAGGAAACGATTGCTAAGGGTGGGTTTTGGGTATCAAAGAAAAGATACGCTCAATGGATTATCAATGATAATACTGTTGATTGTGATAAGTTGGATGTAAAGGGGTTAGATGTAAAACGTTCATCATTCCCAACTTACTTCAAAGAAGTGATGAGTACTGTATTGATGGATATTCTTAAAGATGAGGATAAGGGTAAGATTGATGATTACATTCTTAGAAAGAAGGATGAGATGAAAACAACAAACTTCATTGATATCGCTAAGAACTCAGCAGTTAAGGATATGAGTAAGTATCAGTTTAAGAATCAGGCGATTGGTGAGTTTATGAAGGGAACACCCGCTCACGTTAAGGCAGCACTTACATATAACCAATTACTAAAGTATTATAATGCACCTTACAAATATGAACCAATGAAAGATGGTGATAAGATTAAGTGGGTGTATTTAAAAAATAATCCATTAGGATTACAATCCGTTGGATTGACTGGGTATAATGACCCAAAAGAAATATTAGATTTGGTAGAACAACACATCGATTATGATTTGATTTGGAAAAAAGAGTTAGAAAATAAGTTAGATGATTTCTACAAAGCAATGGATTGGGATAAACCAAATCCTAATATGGCAGCAGCATCAAAGTTTTTTGGATTTTAATTTGGATAATTCAAAAAGTTTTTGTATATTTGTATCATAAGTAAACAATAATAATTTAAAAGTATGAAGAAAAGTAGTATTGAGAGTTTCATCAATCGATACAATCTCGGTGGTGAAGTAGAATCGGTAAAGATTGAATCAACCGATTCTCAAATGAAAGTAAGTTTTATCTCAGATGATAAGACTTTGTTAGGAGATGTAACCTCAGAAGAAGGTGAGTTTCCAAATGGTGAATTTGGTATTTATACCACATCACAACTGAAAGCACTATTAGGTGTTTTAGAATCAACTGTTGATGTTGAATCAACTGAATCTTATATTAAGTTTTCAGATAAAGGTACATCAGTAAACTATATGTTGGCTGACCTTTCAGTTATCCCAGTTGTTCCTGATTTGAAGCAGATGCCACCATTTGATGCAGAAATCACATTGAATGATGATTTTACATCTAAGTTCATCAAATCTAAAGGAGCACTTAGTGAATCTGATACATTTACATTTAGTTGTATTGGTGGTAAGGGTGAAGTTGTATTAGGGTACTCAACAATCAACACAAACAGAATCTCCATTTCAGTAGATTGTAAGTGTGATGGTGATATCCAACCAATCTCATTCTCAGCTAAGTATTTGAAAGAGATTTTGAACGCAAACAGAGGTTCTAAATCAGCAACATTAAAAATCTCATCTCAGGGGTTATCACATATTTCTTTTGAAAACGATTCATTAAAAAGTAACTACTATCTCGTAGAGATTAAATAAGGATATTATATGAATTTTTGGGATACAGAGCCAGCAAAGCCGGAGTTTGACTTCGAAACACAAAAAAGATTGTTAATCGAAAATATGGATTATCTTTCTTCTATGAGTGTTGAAGAGCAGACTTTATATAAGAAGTGGGTAGAATTACAAGAACCATCTATGATTAGAGATAAATCTCAGATTGCATCTATGTACGATATCCAATGGGCTCCTACTGATATTAATAATTTGGAACAAACTATCAAAGAGATTGAAGAGTTAGAACCTTATGTTGAAATATTAGAGGATACCAAAGAGGCTGGTAAGTGGACTCATATCCGAAAAATGATTCATACAATGTCCTTTGTTGCTAATCCTGGTCGTAATGTTAAAATCAATGTAAAAGATAGAAAGAGTGGTAAACTCTTAGGTCAAATATCATTGGCATCAGATGTTACATCAATGGCAGTTAGAGATAACTACATTGGGTGGACTAAGGATGATAAGTTCAAAAAAGGAAAACTCAATCATACTACAATCGCATCAACAATTGTATGTACCCAACCATTAGGATATAACTTTTTAGGTGGTAAGTTAATTGCTATGATGACTACGGTGCCTGAGGTAAGAGAGTTTTGGAAAGAGAAGTATGGACAAACTCTTATAGCAGTTGGTACTACATCTTTATACGGAATCCACTCTCAATACAATGGAATACCTCATTTCAAAACACTGGGTGAATCAGCAGGAAAGATTTCTATCAAACCTGATGATAAGTTCTACGACCCGTGGCACCAATGGTTAAAAGAAAATCGTTCAGAATGGTATCAAGAAGCTATCACTAACGAACGAATCCGAAACGGACAGAATATGGGAACTGGTGAAGGTGCTAGTGGACCTGTAAGTGGTATCAAACAAAAGATATTGGGGCAGATTTTCAAAGAATGTGGTATCAAACAATCCACATACCATCATGGTTTTAAGAGGGGTGTATATCTCGCTATGATGTATGAGAACGGACCTGAGTTTCTAAGAGATGAAATCGGAGAAGATGAATTGAAGATGAAACAAAAGTTCGTAGATGGTGTAGATTACATTAGTAAGTGGTGGAAGAAGAAAGCAATCAAGCGATACACCAAACTACATTCTGAAGGTAGAATTAAACCTGAGAATTTGTTCTATATAGATGCGATTGGTATGAGTTGGGATAAAATGAAAGAAACGTACTTAAAAGAAGTTGGTAGATAATGAATAATAACGAAAATAGTTTATGGGTTGAGAAATATAGACCCGATACATTAGATGGGTATGTTGGTAATGAACATATCTTACAAAAAGTAAAAATCTATATAGAGAATGAAGATGTACCTCACTTACTTCTATATGGACAGGCTGGTACGGGTAAAACCACATTAGCTAAAATCATTACAAATCAGATTGATTGTGATGTGATGTATATCAACGCATCGGATGAAAACAATGTTGATACTGTTAGGGATAAGATTAGAGGGTTTGCATCTTCAATGGGTTTCCGTAAATGGAAGGTTATTATCTTAGATGAATCAGATTATCTTACACCAAACGCACAAGCAGCACTCCGTAACCTAATGGAAACATTCTCTAAAACTACAAGGTTTATTTTGACCTGTAACTATGTAGAGAAAATCATCGACCCGATTCAGAGTAGATGTCAAACATTTGGGATTACACCACCATCTAAGAAAGAAGTGGCTATGAGATTAAAAGATATCTTAGATGGTGAGGGTGTTCAGTATGAAATGCCGGATTTGGCAGTATTGGTTAATAGTGGATATCCTGATATTCGTAGAGTTCTAAACGCAGCTCAAAGACAGGTTATTGGTGGTGTTTTGGAGATTGATAAAGCATCTACTATTCAGGCAAATTATATGGATGAAGTTCTAACCGTACTGAAATCTAATGATAACCTTAAAGATACATTCAGAAATGTTAGACAGATTATAGCAGATTCGAAGGTAAAAGATTTTACACCATTCTATCGATTCCTATATGATAATGTTGATGAATACGCAAGTGGTAAAGCTGGTAATATTATCTTAAAGATTGCAGAGGCACAATACCAAGACGCATCAGTAGTTGATAAAGAAATCAATGTGATGGCAATGATGTTACAAATTTTAATTGATATAAAAGGATAAGTTATGGCAAAAGGAAAAGGAAAAGTTGTTGGTATGAATCCACAACAACAGGCACCACAATTGAACATCGACCCAACTAAGTTGGATACCGTAAGTTGTGAAAATTGTGAAGGTATCTTCTTCGAAGAGGTTACAATGTTTAAAGAAGTTCCAGCAGTTCAATCACCAAACGGACAGAAATCAATGTTACCGATTCCTGTTGTTAGATGTGCAGAATGTGGAAATGTATCAGAGAAATTCTTACCTAAAGAGTTGTTACCTTAATGGCTAAGAAGAGTGATACATCGGTAAAAGCAAAAACAATATTCCAACATCTGAGTGGTATAAAGGAGAAGAAGGAATCTTGGGAATCTCTATCTGAGATGGATAAGAAATCCTTTACTCCTTTTATCATCAATAGGTGGTTGAGTATGAATTTGGATTTACTACCAATCGTTAATATTCTTCAGAAATATACCATTGGGTTATTATCACCCAAAGAAGTTTATAAGTTGTATTTAGATTTCTTACCAAAGCAGAAAACATTTGATAAATACATTAAAGGTAAGAAAGAAGGAAAGTATAACAAAGAACTCTTAGAGTACTTATCAAAGTGGTATGGTGTATCTCA